TGCCACGTCTTGCGATGTAAGCGGCTGCTTTTTCTCGCGCCGATTGTCGAGGTAAAGCTGCCAGAAGTCAGCGATGAGCTGGTGCGTCTCTTCCATGCTGCCATGCGCTTGCGCCCTGTCTCCGCCAACGACTTCAGCGGCCTTCTGTAATAATGCATCTGCTTTCATATTTGTTCTCCGACCAGCACGCAAGGCGTGGCTGTTAGTTACAGGATATCCATGCTTGGCAAAGCCCAGCCGGGCAACGAAAGCACGGCCTTCTCGACTGGATAGCTTTTCCAAGCTTGTGGGTCGTGGCTAAGTGCGACCTTATAGACTTCAGCAGCGCGTTTCATAAGCTCACGACCACCGTCAATGGATCGCCGGTCCAGCTCGTACACGCCAACAGAAAACGGTGCCTCTGTTTCCACAGCGATAAAGGTGAAGCTATCGGGCTCCCAACCAGTGATGGCTTCCAGGCCATCCAGGTAATGCGCAGCTTGCATGTGATACTTGAAGCGCGCGCACGTTTTAATAAATTCGTCTGGCGAGGCATCGTGTGTGGTTTTAAGGTCGACAATGCTGTTGCCAGTGGTGTAATCAATCCTGGCCTTGCACTCGACGCCGTGCTGCTCCCACAGCGCTGTTTGCTCGGCTTTGCCGTCCACTAACAAAGCCCCGGCAGTTGGGTGATTGCGTACCGCTTCCGCAACACGCTGGGCCTTCTGAAAGATATCGATATCGATCATCTCCTTGCCAGCGTATTGCTCCTGAAATTGTTCGGCACCGGCCTTGCCAACCTTGGTACGCCTGTCGAACTTGGGAGCAGCAATGTAGAGGTCGTCGACGGTCTCTGGCTCCAAGGTCATGGCATGACAGAGGGTGCCGAAGGCCATAGCCGGTGTCTCACGTTTTGGCATGTCGGCCAAGGCGAGGTAGTGGGCTGGACTACGGAGGAGGGCAACTGCCCCGCTCTTCGATAGAGCTTCGCGTGCAAAGTAAACGTCTGCACCTTCATCAATTAGTTGTGGCATTTTTCTTTCCCGTTGGTTTGCGTTTAGGAGACGGCTTTGGCTCTTCTTTCGCCTTGTATTCGCCGCACCAGTACGACGCTGCTGTGCGTCTTGGTTGTGGGTAGCGCTGGCAGGTGCCTGCGGCACCCGCCTGATCGCGTAAGTAGAAGCAGGTTGAGCAGTTCATTTGCCCTTTGCCTCGGGCTTGGGTTTCTTTTTGATGACCTCTACTTTGCTGTCATCAACTTTAGCTGTGGCTTTCACTTTCACTAAGTTCCTCCTTCCCCATTGTGGGTCTCGTTGTCTGCGGATCTGCGTATAAATCACCATCCGCTTGTTAAACCAGTCGTGCCAATAATCACGTCGACGACGACAGGCTTCATGCATTTCATCGAGCAATGTCATCTCTCCGCAAAACCAGCACTTTACTTCGTTGTCCGGCGGCGGCTGGAAAGGCACTTCTGCTCCTCTTTCTTTTTACGCTCAACCAGCATCCGATTGATCATTACCGCTACCGAGTACGAAATTCCGAGTTTCCTACAAATCGTTTGCCTTTTAAAGCCCTGCTTTTTTAGCTCAACAAAATCGTCGATCAGCTCAACGTAGCTGTCTTCGTGCGCAGCAGTGTGCGCACCAGGTGCAGGCGATATGGTTCCATCGATGGTGCGGTTGATATTCGGATAATTGATGCGAAATTGCACGGCTCGGTCAGTATGCTTGATTACCTCAACACTGCGACCTGCTGCTTCGTTTCTCTCAATCGTATCATCAATAGCCTCGTCAATGTTTATGTAAAACGCGCTATCGAAGATGCCGTTTTCCAGCATGGTTCTGAAGATCATCCGAAGATCCTCATGTACCAAGGCTTAACAGGATTTTCGAGATACTTGATGGCGGCTTCCATTTCACCGATACGCATTTCCAGCTCAAGCAGTGCTGCTGTCATGCGCTGCTTTGGGTCCATAGCTCGGACCTCTTCCACGTCTTTGGTGATGTGGCCAGAGAATAGATCTGCTGTTTCTGGACAACGCGCCAGGTGTTCCCTGGCCAGCTCACCAGCAAGCCAAGCAGGTGTGCGACCACTGCGCTTCGATCCGCTTGGGCTCTGGTCCTGAAAACTTTTACGGACTTCTTGTGCGATTTTCGTCATAACTACTTTTTCCCCTTGTTTGATTTTCTCTTCAATTTTTGCTCTGAACATTTCAACGACATCAATGTTCGATGCCATCCATTGTCTCTGCTTTTCGTTCATCTAACGTCCCTCTCCTCGTAGTAGAAAATGTGATCGCCAATCTGCGTCGAGCCCATCATGAACTCGGCCCACTTTGGCTTAATCTTATAGTGGTGGTAATGCGTAAAGCCGCTGTTCTCGTGAGGTGACCACTCCAGTGCCTCATGCACAGCTTGCTCGGCTTCTTTCCACGCTTCAGGCTCGTACACCTTCTCAGGCTTACCGTCCCAGTAAAACGTGAACTGGTGCTTCTGGCGAACGACACCACAAGCCGTGTCAGGCCAGCGGCTGTTGTTCATCCGGTTAAGTGCTGTGTACACAACCGCTCGCTGGGCCTCTGGCTCCTGGTTGCGAGCTTCAAAGTACACGAGCTGCGTCAAGCAAAACATTGCTGCTGCTTCTAGTATCATTGGTCTGCTTCTCCGTTTTTCTGCACTTGTTTTATTGTTTCACCAATACGCTGTGCAATTTGTGGCACAATTGCGTTACCTAATCCTCTAAGTCTGTCCACCCTTCCGGGAAACCCATTAACCACTCGACCCACTGCGGGTTCAGGGAGCCAGAAATTCTCTTTCCGTTGGGTTTCTCCACTGCATAGTCCAGACGATCCCTCATTGCATCGTTTTGACCACTTCCTTTGCCATCTGCTGCTGTCGGCGTCGGCCACCAACTCCCCGGATCGCGATCCCTCATTGACGGAGCCATTTGGTTCGCTGTTGCTGTTGGTGTGTGCAATAATCCAGACCCTATCTCGTCTATGCGGGGCGTCGACGGCACAAGCTGGAACAATGAACGGCCTTGTGGTGTAGCTTTCCCCTTCCAAGTCAGATAGCACCTCGTCGAGGCCCATAGAGACATGCCCATAAACATTCTCGAAAACGCACCAAGAGGGTCGTTTGGCTTGAATAATGGAAAAAATAAACGGCCAGATGTGTCTGTCATCTTGATGGCCTCTTCGCCCCCCAGCGAGCGAGAAAGGTTGGCAAGGGTATCCTGCGGTGATGATATCGCAGTCTGGAACAAGTCCATCTGGATCACTTGATAACTCCCTTACGTCTTTTGCTATCGGCACATTGGGCCAATGTTTGCGTAATACCTTACGGCTCCAAGGCTCAATGTCACAGAACAAGACGGGCTTACTTAACTCAGCCCATTCAAAGCCGAGAGCAAATCCACCTATCCCAGAACAAAGGTCAACGTGTCTCATATTTTCTCCAGCGACTTCTGATCCATGATTACGGCATAGCCGTCGTCAACCAGCTCTTCTGCCACATCTGCCATAAACCATTTTGGTGAACGGCCTTCTGGCACTGGCCACGACTTGCCGCAGTCGCTGACAATGACGTCACCTGAAGACTTGCGAACAAAATATAGACGCTTCACTGTTGGCTTAATGATCATGTTTCTCTCCCCTGCCAGCACCCTAGCCTTAGACCAGGGCGCTGGTCAATAGAATTAGTTACTCAACGTCGATTTGTTCGACAGTAAAAAGCACATCATCAGCAGCAAAGAATGTTGAATAAAACCTGTTCATTTCAGTTCTAACAACGCCACCATGCTCTTTGTTGATAAGGTCAATTACAACGGTGATGGCTTTTTGCCGACTGGTGTAGTGGCCGTGCGTAATTCCATATTCGCCTTGGTTGGACATTATCTTATAAACGTATTTCATTTGCTCTCTCCCGTTAGTTGTTGCGTTGATGGTATTTTGCACAAAGATCTTTTGCGGCATCAAACAAGCCATTATCAGAAGTGGTGAATGGCTCATCTGCCCAGAACACATAACGATCACACCTATAAGCGTGCACGCAATAGAGCTTGCCGATATATTCTCCCTTGGAATAAATGTCGGCAACGCGACCTTCTGCTTTACCTTCAACAACAGCTTTTAAGTCGAAGCCGTTTTTGGTGTAGGTTTTTGTGTAAGCCATTTGCTCTCTCCTTGTTTGTACCCTCTTATATAATGATGCCCAGAATGCTGGTCAAGTGTTTTTTGCACATTGAAATAAATTATTTTTTTTGTACCCAAACCTATTGTAATTAGTTCACTGGGCGCTTATATTATATGTATAACAAGGAGAGAGAAAATGACTGAAATTAAAAAGCCGCACACTGCTGTTGTTAGAGCTTACAGCAAAAACGCCGAAGCTGAGTCTATAGCTGTTGATTGGAATTATGGCGCAAACAAAGCAAGAGTAACCAGATCAAGAACGCATTTAAGCAAAATGATTAAAAAGCATCATCCTGATTTTGATAAATTTAATGATCAAGAAAAAGTTGATTTTTTTACGGCAGCACAAACAGAAGCATTCAAATTAGCTTAATTTTTTCTAAGAGAGAGACACCATGAACATCACAATCCTGCAGCGCGGCAACAGCTACCGCCTCCGCATCGAGACCCGGAACAACGGGTCTCGGCGCTTCTCTTACGAGACCTACCGCAGCCAAGAAGCAGCCGAAGCACGTAAAGCCGAGCTGCTGCACGCCTCGGCCCAGGCACCTCTGAATTTGACCGACGACACCGTGGCCGAATACCTGAACCAGTGGATCGATGCACGGCTGGCCCTGGGCAAGATTGCTGAGACCACTGCTGCCTCATATCGCTTGGCACTGGCTGGTTTCATCGATGCACATGGCTCGATCAAGCTGCAGGCTGTCACCTCGAAGATGGTTCAGGACTACTACATCGAGCGTCTCAAAGACGTAGCTGCATCGACCCTGCGCCACATGCACACTGTCCTGAAGACCGCATTCAGTTGCGCCGTGAAGTCTGGTGCCATAGCCCGTGACCCAATGGCCAACGTGGAGCCACCCAAGGCACGTAAGACAGAAAGCGTCGCCTTAAACGAGGCACAGCTTGCTGCCTGCTTGGAGGCCGTTCGTGACGCCACCTATGGCCCTGTGGTCCGATTTGCTCTGGCCACCGGCTTCCGTCGCGGCGAGATCGCTGGCCTGCGATGGAAGAACGTAGACCTGGACGCTAAGACGGCCACCGTGCAGACGGTGCGCACCATCGCTGGCAACAAAGAAGTGGAAAAGGAGCCCAAGACCGATGGATCAGCGCGCACTATCTCACTGCCAGCGTCTGTCGTTGCCGAGCTGCGCAAGCTCCAGGGTAACCCTAACGACTACGTGTTTGGCGAGCTGTCGCTGCATGGCATGTCAGCAATGGCCAAGAGATTAGGCGCTAGGATCGGCGTAGACGGGCTGTCGTTCCACAGCTTCCGTCATACCCACGCCACACACCTTTTGCGTGCCAAAGCGCCCACGAAGGCTGTGAGCCGTCGCCTGGGGCATTCGTCAGTGCAGATCACCCTCCAGGTGTACGCTCACGTCATCGAGGGCGACGACGAGGGTTTAGCGGCTACAATGAACGGCTTGCTGGCGGCTGCTTAACGAGAGAGCAGACCGCCGGCCTGTTGCCCAGCGACCATTGGAGAAAGGCCACTTGGGGAAGCTGGTCTTCTTCCGGCCATCAGTTGGTTTTTAAAATATTGCTGTAATACTGGAGACCAGTAAGCTTTATTCATTAAATAAGGTGTGCCTAATGAACTCAAAGCGCCAACCATTGCACCTGTTGGTCCTGCCGTTAAATAACCACCACCAGCTAAACCACCTCCAGTGGCTAACCCTGTAAAATATGTTCCAATAGGTGTTCCGCTATCAGGCAAACGAGGCATCAAAGCTTTTTTTATTGATGCAGGCTCCGCAAGTTGCCGAAAACTCAAACCACGAGTAGCGGCATCTGCACCTTGTCTGGTAATAGCGCTTAAAATAGCAGTTGGATTTACGTTGCCAGCAATTACTTCAGATGTTTGAGTTTTCATTGCTTCTTTAACGCGAGAAAGATTTGCATATGCAGTACGAGCTGCTCGCAAATCATCAGCTTGAACTTTTGGTAATACTGCCTCAAGCTCGTTATCAAGAGCGTCCCTCATTTCATTTAAAGCTTGACGATAGTCATTGTCGGAAGTGTTTCTTGCGCGTTCCAGTAAGTCTGTTCTGATGCGTTGTATTCTTTCACCAGAAACAGGATTTTTGGGGTCCATTAAATCAAGCAAGTCATTTCTTATGTTTTCAAAAGGACGAGCTATATCTGTTGGAAGCCTTCCAAAATATTTGTTTGTAATCTCGCCAAGTCTGACAGGAAAAACATCGCTAATGGTAACTGACTTGTTACCTACGATCTTGTTCATCCTATCACCTAATTCGGTTTGAGCTTTGTTTAAAAGTTCTGGGGTGATTAACTCTTCATCTTGGTCAAATGCACGAGATATTGTTCTATTAAACTGCTCTTGCTGACTTACTCTTGGTGATGCTCCACCACCTGGTAACGCTTCAAGTTGCTGCTCAAATTTTTGTAGGGCTCTGCTGCCTGTTTCTTGGCCAGCAGTCATATCAAATCCGTATTTTGTTTTTCCTAAATTTCTGAGTTCAATTTCTTTTGGGTTTAATTTTGCGTCGACTGGAGTAACAAGACGAGCGGCTGTTTTTGCAGCAACAGAAGGAGCAGCAGAAGCTAAAAGAGCAGAACCCATAACACCTAAAGGATTAAGTCCTTGTTGTGATGCATACTCGGCTCCTACACCGCCGCTTGTCGCTGCAATAGCTGAAGGAACAGGTCTAGCAGCGGCTTCTCGTGTGACTGTTGATGCTGCACGACCAAGACGGTCAGCAGCAGTAGGAAATGGAGACACAGCCTTTGGTGCAGATCGCGCTAATTGGCGAGAAAGCAAATTTGATAAACCAGAACCAGTGAGAGCTTGTGTCCCTGCCTCTATTCCAGTTGTCATTAATTTTTCTGCGCTAGTTTCTGGCTTTGGAAGATCTGTCATGGAGGCAAGCTCTTCGCCTGCTTGCATCCCAAGACGTGTTGCCTGAAATGGAGGTATCAGTTCAAACTCATCTTCATCATCAAGAAATAGATTTCCAAATCTGCGTGTTGCATTAATCAGGCTATCGTATGCGTCACTGGCAAGTGCGGGTAATCCACCTATTGCAAGAGGTGCGCCTGACACAACTGCACGAGAAGCAATACCAAGCTTGCGTGTAATTTCGTCGAGCGCTGAACCCTCTTCTGGCGGCTTTGGCACATCTTCACGTTGACCTGCTCCAACAACATCAGCCGCTGCTTCTATAATAGGGTCATTTTCCCAAGGAAACGTCATGGTTTTTTCCTTTTGTTGCCACTTGCATCAAAGTAAACAGCTCCACTCTCAAGAGCTTTATAGGCTGCTTTCCCAGCATCATCTGCTGTAATTTTTGGAATGCTTGAAACATTTTTTTGATTGATAACGTCTGGAAATTCCACTTCACCTGTTCCTGGTCTCGATGACCAAAGAATATTATTGAAATCCAAATTCATTCTGTTCGCTGTTTTTTCCGCATTCCCAACAATTACACCAGCTTCATCTCTTTTTGTTCTGTATAAACCAGATGCTGATTTGAGTATATTTTGACGAACTTCTGGAGTGAGAGAACCTTTTCCATCAAGAAAGTTCTGTACGTTTTGGCCAAAAAGCTGAATTACTGTTCCCATGTTTTTTCTGGCGGCTTCATATTCACCTTCTTTAACAACAGAAGTCGGATCCAAAACCTTAATAAATGAAACAATTAAAGCGTAATCAGAAAAACCACTTTTGTCTGTCGCTAAAGATTTAATGCTATTCCAAGAAGAATTGACGATATTATATTCTTTAAGCTCGGATTTTAAATCATCTCTAAGCGTGTTTTCTTGCGCGGCTCTTTCTTTGGGATCTATTGAAATAGTCTTTCCAACTTCCTTGTCTATGGCGGCTTGAATAGTTTCTCTTTCTTTGCTTCCTAAAGGTTGCCTTTCTCTTGCCGCAATAAGCTTTTCAATATTTGTGTATTCTATCTTTGTAGGCTGTGGGAACAATTGCTTACCTAAATCAGCAGTCCCTATTCCAGCTACCAACGCATCTTTTTGCGCTTGCGAATAATTTGGATTATTCATTATTGCTTCAATGAATTTTTTTCGTGTAGCGGCTTTTTCTTGCTCGGCAGCAAGCTCTAGTTCTGCTTTTTTCTTGGCTGTCTGATCTTGGAACGCAACTTGCCCGAATACCTTTGCTGCCTCTGCTGTCGGCAATACCTTTAACAGAGCCATCTGCTGCTCAGTTATACCCAAACCACGTAGCTGCTCGGGATCTTTCATCAGGTTACGCAAGCCCTGCTCTTGCTGCAGCACTCTGCGTTCTTTGCCTAATTCCTTGAGGTATTCCTGACTGGCTCCTACTGCAGCAGGCATGGCGCTCCAAGCCCTTGCAGCTTCCGCTGGGGTGCGTGAAGCTCCAACCTGGCTCAGTATAGCGCTAAAGTTACCAAGCGCCTGTAGAGCCGCCTGACGCTGATCAGCAGGACGAAGCCCAGTAGTCGGATCTATTGGAGCATCTGGCGCATATTCTTCACGCCCTAAAATGTAGTCGAAGAAGCCTGCCATTAAGCCCTCCTGGGAAGATAACGATTAATGCCAACCGCTGACGCTGGTGATGTGTAAGCGCTCAGACCCATTAACGGGTTAATGGTAGAAGGAGCAGATTGAGTTCGCAAATTAGGAGTAAGCATTTTCAGCTTCTCTTCTTCTTCATCCGGTGCTGCTGCTTCCATTGCTTCTTTAAAGCTTTTACCTGCAGCTTTTGCTGCCTTGGCTTGTGCTGCCATTTCAGCATTTTTCTGGGTCTGCAGTTGTTGCTCTGCTAATGTTAATGGGTTTGGCGCATCCATTAACCCAGCTTTGCTGAGAAGAAGTTGCGCTTGCGTTCCAAGGTCAGAAGAGTACACGTTTTTGGGACCATAGGTTTCTTGGTAGTTTACCATCTCATGGTCTGGGCCTAACACTTCACCCAGCAAGCCAGCAATAGGTCGATCAATACCTTGCTGCATTGTGTTAGCAAACTGCTGATTTGGATCTATGCCACCCAAAAGCCCGAGCTGGTCCCAGTTAAACATTATCAGTAAATCCCTCTCATTAAGCGGCGCAGCTTTTCTTGCTCATCCATGACGCCACCAATACCACTGCCAGCAAGGCTTGCTGCAGCCGCAGCAGGCATGGAGCGTGCAGCAGAGCCCACTGCATTAGCTGCTTTGCCAAGAGGAACCTGACTAGCTACGGCAGCGGGTATCGCTCCACCGCCCAGTGCTACGGCATCCATCGGGCTGTTGATGTCTGCCAGACCCAACAAACCAATTGGACTTGAGTACTTTAAAACGTCGCCAGGGCTCACGCCCAACTCATTCATTACGCCAATAGGGCTGGAGTACTTCAGTACGTCCATAGGGCCAATACCAAGCTCATCCATAGCACCAATTGGGTTCATCACCTTCAAGAGATCTTCAAACTTAAAAGCCATAACTACACTCCTTAACTAAACGCGCGTTGCATTGGGCCGAAGCCGAGGTTGACTGCTTTATATTTGCCGACATCGACAACTTGATCAGGGAATTTCTTCTCAATGTCCTGGGCCATCGGACCAACGACTTTCGGATATGTTTTCGGATCACCTTTGTAGCGGTAAGCGTAAAGATCCAAGCCTGTCTCTTCATCTTTGCCCACTTTTTTGATGTCGGTCTTCATGTTTTCATCAGAGAAACCAAACATGCTACCAAGTTGTGCAAGACCGGCTGCAGCAGATCCTATGCCACCCAACGTGGATAAGAACGAGCTACCACCGCTACCACCGCCTCTCTGTGTCGTCGTACCAGCAACAGGGACGGATGACGTGGCACCAATGCGCAGGTTCAGCATGTCGATTGGATAATTGCGCTGCTCCAAGAACCGGGCATAAGCGTCATCAAGTTCTGCTTGTCTTTGAGCCTGCTCGACTGCTCCGGTAGACAGAAGCTGTCCAACATTAGCTTGATTAAGATCAAAGCCCATCTGACCAAGTTGAGCTAATTGCGAAGCTGCCTGCTCTTGTCCTTGCAGTCGATTAAATGCTGCCTGTTGGTTGGCCAGGTTCGCAGCTTGTTGGAAGCCAGCGCTTTCACTGAGAGCGCGCATCTGTGCGTCTCTGTTTGAGATATCCACTTGTTGCTGACGCGCCTGGTCTGCGGCCATGCGTGCTGCAGCATCTTGGAATGCCTGACTGCGCAAGTCAGCAGAAATACGGCCAGCAGTCTCAACATCCTGAGAGCGCTGCAGTGCTTCTGCTACACCTTGCCGTGATCCGCCAAATGCACCCGCCTGACGTGCCTGCTGACCAATCTGCTGTACTCCATACTGAGAAGCAGAAGCCAGATCGCGCAAAGACTGGTTTATCACGTTCTGGGTGAAGGGGTTCATATATGCGGCAACGTCGCCGGTTAAGAAATTCTGTGCCTGAACTGCGGTAGGTGCCTGGTATCCTGCAGCCTGCACATCAGCAATGTTGCCGTATTGGCCCATAGCTTGTTGGGTAGCTTGTTGCGCTGCTGCAAGCTGGGGCTGACCTACGTTTACTCCAGACTGAGCAAGGTTAATGGCTTGCTGTTGCGGAGATGCAAGACCTGCAACAGTGCTGCCACCATAAGCCTGATATGGCCTACCAGCTATTCTTTGGGCTTCTGCTATATTTTCGCGGATTGGGCCTTCAAGGTAATCAGGTAAGTCTGTGCTTTGCACGACTGTTTGAGAACCGCCGCCACCGCCACCTCCGAGACCTAAAGCGCCACCAATGCTGCTTACTATACCACCCATTTACACCTCCGCTCCAAGAGCCCGATACATAATAGTGCCACGAGGTTTGCCCTCTAAACTCTTAAACAGGTCAACTAAGCCAGGTCTTACAATAGCTCGAACATAGTCTGCACCGATTTCCTGGCCATAGTTAACCACTTCTTTGTCAAACAACGATGAAATGGCATCCTGATTTCCAAGAGCCATAAACATTTCCAAAACCTTCTTTTGCGGATAATCGGCAATCATAGTCATAATCATGCCGTCATCGTTATGGAATGCCTGAAGATCACCAGAACGAAGTCCTGCAACAACGTCCTCAACAGAATGCGTGCTGCCGCCATGACGCAAACCTTTGCTGAGAAGCCATTCAAATTTTTCTCTATCGAGAGCCAAGGGGAACCACCGTCGTTGTTAAATTTCCAGAGTTATCAACCTCCACCTTATACACTGTTTTATCTGGTGCTTCTAGGAGGACACTCGTTACTGCCTCCTCTGTCGACACAGCAAAGGTCAAGGCTCTGCGGATGTTATCAAAGGCACGCATGATAGCGGCTCTCTCGTAGCGCTCTGGTGCCGGTGTAATGAATATCTGCATTATCTACCACCTCGTTGCACAACGTCTAATCTGAGGCCACCTACAGACCACTCTGCGTCCTGTGTGGCCTCAAAACGCACACGGAAATCACGAGCTGTGAACCGCACATCTGTGTAACCATCTGATCTAGGGGAGTAGGGACCAAAGCTGCTTTCAGTGCCGTCTGGAGTAAACGAACCGTAAAACGTCAAATTGGTGCTGTCATACCCAGACCCGCTATTCGTCATCGCCTGACGTACACTGGTGACCACCTGGCCACCGGCACTGTTGAGGCTTCCGCTTTCGGCATACCTAGAGCCCACCAAAGATGCGCCACTGTCCGTCCATCCATACTCCTGGAAGTACACCTCATTGCTGTCATCGGCTGTCATTGGGTATGGGAAAGCCCCAGCCCCAGTCGAAGCTGTTCTGGTCATCTGACCAAGGGACCACCAGTTCTCTGCATAATTCCAGATGACATAGCGGTCTGCTACATCGCTGCCTTCTGATGGGAACCAGAACCAGACTTCTGGAAATACATTATTCTGAGAGCCGTGCGTATAGAGCCTGGATAAAGCTTTGTCGCCTTCTTCAAAAACATAACTTGCAACGTCGCACGCAAGTGGTGTTACTGCACCACCTTCATAGATCCAGAAGTTCTCTCGACCCATCCACACACAACGGCCCGCAGTTGTAGCAAAACTTTGTGGTGCCATGAGACCACAACCTTGTCCGATACGCTCGAACCCGTAGACGAATGGGCTCCCGACGTATCTCATCAACCATGCTTCGTCCTCCGTCCATATTAGGACGCCCTCCCTGACGTTTACTGCCATTTGGATAGGGCTATCTGTGTCTAGCTCAAAGAAACCAGCAAGGCTTGTGCTGTTGGCAAAATCCCAGTCTGAGTAGTCCTCTTGATCCGACCAGGCTACCCTCCTGGGTTCACCACCACAGCCAAACAGCACTGCATGTCGCTCAGTCGTTACAACGACACCTGTATTGTCTACCGGCACAATGCCATGCGTAGCAGTGCCACCTGTGCCACTTTGATTTGTGCCGCTATCGCTAAAGGTGAACGTGGTATCTGTTGGCACACTGGTTATCGTGAAAGTGCCGTTGAAGGTGCTTTCTGTGTTACCTGTTATCTCAATGCTGTCGCCCACCTTAAAATCGTGGTGGTATTCAGTAGTCACTGTCACGACATTGCTGACACGTTCTGCTGTGGTAATAGCTGCAGAGCCCACTGGGTGCGCTTCTGTTTCTCCATACTCCCAGTGCAGCAATCTGCCGTCACTGGATGCCACAGCCAAGATGTCCTCACCCCAGCCTGCTATAGTCCATGAAAAAGTAACGCGATCTAGTGCCGAGGGAGGCCGGGGATACGTGGAGTCAGTGTCGTCACCATATAAAAGTGATCCATAATCGTAGGCACCATATCCGCCGACCGAAGTAGTGTTAGAGCCAACAAAGCCGGTTGGCGTTATATCTGTATATGTTGAAGCGTTGCCATCAAAGGCATAGAGGTTATCGTCGCACCCAAGCGCGGCTAATGATCGGTCACTGTTATTCGCCCATGTGTAAATGGCGCGCACTGTCGAGCTTAAAGCTGTGTTAGATATGCGCTGCCAGCCACCAACAGGCACCAGCTTGCCCTGACGCCAACGGATCAAGTTAGCGTCATAGTATCGCCCAGCAGCCTGCAATGGCGACGTTGGCCTAATAACGCCTGCTGGTAAGGTTAGCGACACTACTGTCATATTGGCTGGTCCCTCGAAATCTCGGCTGCACGTTCGCGGATATCTTCCACTCTTGCAGTCCACCCTCTTCCGAAGGTTCCGAAAGTGGACAGCCCTTGCAGAAACTCTAGCCGCCTGTCGCAGTAATCTTCGACGAATTGCTCTGCACCATACGTGGCAATCCGTTCCCAGACACGCTTCAGCGTCTTATGCCCAAAGATGCCATCATCCTCGGCAAAGCAGAGCCTCTGCGCGATAATTATAGCACGTTTTGGGCCACTGTTAACTGCGAAGTCAAACATGACGATATCTGGGCCAGTAGGGATGTCGTCACCACGCACCTTGTCCCAATAGCCAGACTTGTAGATCTCTTCTATCTCTTCGTCGTCAATGTTGCGCAACTCATCTTTCGTGGCTTCTCTGCCCAGGTAATCGCTGTACGTTTTCAGCGTGACGCCCTTCATGGTTGCCCCACCAGGGTCATCAGGATGATTGGACCACCCACCTTCGTACTCCAGCGTCATTTCCAGAGCTGTCAGAAAATTGGACTTCATGTCTTTTTACTGGGGCTCTTGGATCTTCTCAGAGCAGCCGCAGTCGGCGCTCCTTTGCTTCCAGGCTTGCGCATCTTTTCGCCGCTACCTGCAGCAATCCTTGCACGCTTTGCTCGGATGTTGGCCCATAAACCTTGCTCTTGTTTTTTATTCGCCATCGTTACTTTCCTTGTCCACGATATCGTTTCCAGTTGCGCCTCTTATGCTTGTTAGCAGGACGGCTCAAAGGTGACTGGCCTATGGAAGTTGTGTGCTTCCGCTTCAAGGGTTTCCAAACTGCTCCTACGCTTTGTTTTGCCATATCTCATAACCTTTTTATGCATATTAACCACAGATTAACTTTTAATCATAGACGCCAGCGCTGCCTGCCAACTTTCCTCTTCAAGAGATGGTGAGTTCATTTTGGAAAACGCCATGCGCCTGGTGAGCTGTTTAGAGATGACGCAGATCGGGAAGAAAGCTATCTTTCTAAGATCTAAAGAAACGCAGGCAACGATGTCACAGTCATCCTTACTTAGAGATCGCTTTGGATAACCTTTGCTAACTTGCCATTGGTAAGACCACCCGTCGATAGACTTCAGTGTAGATTTAGCCTGAACCCTAACAGTCTCCTGGTTGCGCACGGCAACGATGTCCATGCCTTCTGCATCAATGATCGCTGGGCTCCATCCGAAGGTAAACAAGACGCTGCATGTCAGGTGTTCGCCAGCAGCCCCGATATGCTTTGAACTAATCAAGAGCTGCTGTTGGCTTAATCATTTGCCTTTCCCAAAAAACTTGGTTGCAGATCGAACACCAAAGCTTGCCGCAACGATCACGCCGAGCGTGTACTGATACCAGCCAGGCATGGTCTCAAGGGCTTGGAAGCCCTGTTCCGTTATCTCTCGACCCCAATCACCGCAAAAGCTGAGTATCAGTGGAATGCTAAACAGGATGGTCAGCCATTCGTCTTTCCATGAGCCCTGTGATCCCTGGGCCATAACCCGTTCCCACTCAGCTTCGCTGGTAGCGGCTGACAGCATAATCTGGGCTTCTGCTTTCGACTTCGCAACTTTGGCTTCAGTCTCCGCAGCTTTCGTTTGTACCCTTCCTTGCAACCAAGTTCCGGCCAGGTTTGCAATTGGCCCTATCAGAGATCCAATCATTTCTTAACCTGCTGCACGGCAGTGCTTCCAAAGTAGACCGCGACGAGCCCAGATAATCCGTAGAAAATGGGCGTTAATTCTGAGCCGTTGTATTTTTCTGGGCTAATCAGATAGCAAATAACTACAACCATCATCATGGCTAACGCAGCCCAGCACATCAGCCTCCGGTTGACTTGGTATGCAGCTTTGTCGGGGATGTTATCAGTTTTCTCTGTCATGGTCTTTGGCCTCCATAAGCTTTAACCTCACTTCATGGTCGTGGATGTAAACCATGAAATCCTCGCGTAACTTTTGCCGAGCAATCGAGTTAGCAGGGCTCGCTATTATCTCACCAGTCGGTGTTACCAAAAGCATTAGATAGCCTTCTGCTTTTTGCACTCTGGCATCTAGTTCATTTAATGACGTTATGAGATATCCGACTGCTGCAAACAGTATTGGTGCTAATGCAGTCAGCAAAGCTTGTAAGTTGAAAGTCATGTCGCAGTCCTCGTATTAGAAACAGGAGGGTGGACACCATTATGGATCTTGTGGAGCCGCTCACATTCAGCTTTGACATAAGCCATTTCTGAAATCAGCGTGGCAATTTCTCTGTTTTTCTTGGCTTCCTCAGAGGGTGACATCATCCCACTGATCACGCCCAGGCGCTGCTGTGTAGTCTCTACCTGGGTTTCCAGACGGTCACAGCGCGTGTCCAATTTACGCAAATCTTTGATGAGATGCTCAAGTGATATCGTGAGGCTTTTTATCTGGAAGCGTGCTACTGCCATAGCGGCGACAACGCCTGCGGCAGTGGTGCCGAAGCTAATAATCGTGGATAGGTTTACTGATCCTTCGAGCATGTAGCCTCGGCCTCTTCATTATTCGGCAGCTTCTTTCGGTGCTTCTGCAGCCAAAGACGCGGCCAAGCGATCAACAAAAGCCTGTCGACCTACTTCCATTTGATCTACGTTGAACCTGGCGCTGGAGATCTTGCGATCTAAATCCGTAGCGTGGGCAAGAAGAGCGCGCTGCTCCTCGTTCATTTGATCTACTGCGTATTCAACGCCGTTAAGTACGATGGTGGCATTTTCGTTTTTTGCCATCGTGGTCTCCTGTGGTTAGGGGTTAGCAGCTATAGCCGCATTAGCAGCGGTCATGTCTTCAGTTGTCCAGAAGTCCTTAGCCACCATGATCTGTAGGTGACGCACGTTACGATCAACGCAGTCAGCCCATTCAGCATCGTCCATGTCTTCTGGTTGACCAGCGTTTAGCAGGTCTACGCTATCGCCCATTGCACTGTAGTGTTGAGCGATTTGCTCTGCGGTGATTTCGTCCATTATGGGGTCTCCAGTGCTTGTACTTTAGCTTCTAAAGTCTCTATACGCTCCATCGCCTCTTGCAATGCCTTAACTGCTTTCATGTAGAGAATAGAGTAGTTTACTTGTTTAGTGACTGTGCCAAGATCGTTGAGATCTTTATCTTTATCAGGACTTTCAAAAACAAGACCAGCCATACCAGCAGCTTCAAGTTCTTGAGCTATAACACCTAGTTTATTTGGAGCATCAAGCGCATCTTCTTTCATACTGTATTTGCGAACACGCAGAGCTTTTATATCGTCCCATTGTGATCCACTGTCTACAATGTTTTCTTTCAGTTTTTCGTCGGAAAGAGCGCCATAACTGTTGTTTCGATTAACTAGGTTACCGTTTGAGTAAACTAACATTCGTGAAGTGGAACTATCCTGACACGCCAAAAAGGTTCGCACAGTATCATTGGGTGCGCCAGCATAGAAGTTTACAAAAACACCATAAACATTTGAGCTTGCCGCTGAATGTTCAAAGATTTGGATGTAATTGCCTGTAGCAGTGTTGGCCGTAACGTGTTTATTGCCGCTGTTACCCATAGTAGATAGGTCAGGGGAAATAAAGTGGTGGCCAGTACTATTTATGTGTGTTCTCGGATTACCAGCACCATCACTCAGCACGATGTTGTTGCTGCTAGTGCGGATGTCTAAGCCGCCTTGGTTGCCGTTGTAGCGACCAAGTACGGTATTACTTCCACCAGAACTAACGTAATAACCACTATCCACACCAACAAACGTATTACTACTACCTGTGGTGCTGTAACCCGCATCTTTACCTATAAGGGTGTGGTTGATCCCGGAAGCATTAGTATATCCTGCATGATACCCGACTGCCGTGTTGTTATTTGCGGTGTTTGCCGTTAGTGCATCCGCTCCAATGGCCGTATTTGACCCGCCCGAAACATTGCTATCCAGCGCCGTATTACCCAACGCCACGTTACCCGTACCGACAGGATAATTACCATCGAGCTTGATCGTGCCGTTCACATCGAGGGTTGCGGTAGGGCTTGCGACGCCCACACCCACGGATCCACCCCCAAGCGCCAGTGTCACATCTGTCGTGGCTGTTGAGTTCAGCTCGATATCGTTGCCACTAGAATTGATGTCGCCGTCACCGTTAATGGTTATGCTCATTCGGACGCCTCCTGAATTATAATTTCATTATTTGCCACGGCTCGCATGATGGCGCTGTAGTGGCGGTTGCCTGCCGAGATTGGGACGTCCCACTGCACTCCATTAATTGTAGCTCGAATTGCGGAGTGAGTTTGACCTGAGACAAGATCAGTTACCCATTGAGCTGAAGTAATATTCATTTCATCCATTTTTATACCTCCGCATCATATTCGATATAAGCACTGCCGTTTGCTGATCGCATCCAGCCAGCCTGCCCCGCAGTTAAACCAGAGGAATTGATATCCCACTCAGCAGCATAATTAGTAGCTCGGGTTGAAAGTCCCATTGCGGTTGGTGTTTTTGTTCCTCCAGCAATGTAGTATGTAAAATCAGTTAATGCTGAATAACTCCCGCTTGGTGTGTCTCGCATCTGCACAGGAAATTGAATATACGCATAAGCATTGCTCGCGCCCCAGTTTGACGCTGTACCTAAAATAGGATCGTTTGCTCCATCAGCTTTGTGCCTGAAATAGTACCTTTGTACTTTCTGAAGCGTTGTCCCATAGCTTTCTTGCTCAAAATCAGAAGCAGTAGAGCCATACTCCAATTGAACTAGAGCTATATCAAAGGTGAAAGTTGACGTTGGTTGAAATACAAACTGCACTCTAAAACAAGAGGTATGCACTCCGTCAGTACCTAGTGTCTTACCAGACAAACTACCTAAAGTTTTTGTAACCGTATATCTTGTCCAAGACGTACCAATCGTAACTGTTTCACTCAAAGTTACAGTAGCCGAAGGGCTTCCACCAGTTCCAAAGATTTGAGCAAAAAGAAGTTCTACATCCATAGACACATCGGCTTTAGCATAGAAAGAAAGCGTAACTGTCTGCCCATCGAAACGGGTTACATCTTCTATCCTTTGAAGTAACGCTGAATTGCCGTTAGTCGATGCTCCAGTTTGATCGTGTCTTGCATAATAATAAGCGCCCGGAACATCTGTTTGTCCGAGCGTAAAAGTTTCTTGGCTAAAGGTACGCGCAGGCGATCCGCCAGTACCGTCACTCGAATACCAGCGATCTAACGTGTAAACATTGTCCGTCGTAAAGCTGCTGCCACGTTGGCTCACAGAAAAATTTCCGTTCTGAATAAGATTCTTATAACCACCCAACTGCGATCCATTCACCGACGCAACGCCAGAAATACCGCTACCATCGCTATCCAGCGTGACGTTTGCTGATAAAGCGCTGGGGTGCTGTAGGTTTGTTACCTTGAGTGTGGACATTACACGGCCTCCAGTGTAGCAAGTCTGGTTTGCAGATCTTCGATTAGGGCTTGCTGTTCTTTGATTGCGGCTGTGAGCAACGGCACAAGTTTGGACTGATCGATGCCTTGGTAATCAGGAACCTCGCGCGTTCCCATCACTGCTTCTGTGACTACGTTTTCATCGTCGTCTAAGACCGCTGGAGTAACTTCGTACTCCTCAGTTTTCATTGCGTCCTTTGTGCCTGTCACCGCTTCTGGAACAACGTCTGCCACTTCATGTGCAAGGAAGCCATCGACAGTTTTGTCTGGGTCAACGATAAAGTTAAAGCGATGAACAGGTAATTGTTTAACTCGATCTATTGCGCCTGTTAGCTCTGTGACGTTTTCTTTTAGGCGGTAGTCGGATGATGTATTGTAGGCAGTAGATGATCCACAAGTAATTGAACCAACAGCACCATAGTTTGTACGAAATGAAAGCGCAGTCATAGTATTAGAAAAACCTTCTGAAGATACTTCCATACCAGAGCCACTTGCATTTATTTTAGCAGAGTATGCTGTTCCACCTGTATAATATGAATTAATTCTTGCAGAACCACTTGTAGTCCCCACTATCAAGTTACCGCCAGAGACGCGCATGGCTTCTGCACCACCCGCAAGAAATGCCATGCTGTCATTACTGTGGTTATAATCTATCGCGCCACGGTAACGCTGATCTCCAGTTGTTCCATCCGCAAATGCGAACATACCTTGATTGCTTGTATCTGAAACAATCGTTATGCCAGATTGAGCAGAGCTTCCTATGTCTACAACCAAGTGATTAGCATAATAATTACTAGGCGAACTTGTCCCAATCCCCACCGATCCATCTGATGCGATGCGCATGCGTTCTGTGTTGTTTGTTGAAAAGATAGTTGGTGTGTTTTCTCTATTTTGAAAATACGCACCACTAGCATCCATTACTATTTCTAAACCATTGTTAGCAGCAGCATCGGTTGATAACGCAAGCTGTAAAAATGGGTTTGTACTATCGATAATTGATAACTGTCGTGATGGCGAACTCGTCCCCACGCCAATTCGATTGTTAGCGCTATCAACATAGAGCGTGTTAGTATCTACGGTTAAGTCCCCCGTAACCGCAACATCACCGCTCGCATTTGCCGTAACGAAAGAACCAGCCGCATCGGGCAGCTCAATCGTGCGATCTGTGCTAGTGCCATCGGGAACTGCAATAGTAAAGTTAGCGGTTCCTGTGGCGCTACCTTGTATTTTTACTGAGGACATACGTTAGCTCCTTACACCAAGGTCCAAACAGAACCGCTCGGCACTGTCACTGTTACACCAGATGCGACGGTAACGGGCGCAGCGCTCATGCCGTTGCTGCCACTTGGTATAGCATAATCAGCAGTAATCGTGTTTGAGTGAACCCATAAACCTTCAGTGGTTTCATTGCCGCCACCAATCGGAGCCCATGCGCTACCGTTGTAGCCTTCAAAGCCACTGTCATCTGTATTGTAGCGAACGGAACCCTGAGTAGGAGAACCACGCTGCGCCGTTGTTCCAGAAGGCAAATCAAGGAAGTTAGTAGCCGTGTTAGCCTGACCAGATATGTTGGTAACATTGACGCCAAGGTTTGTGCGTGCATCCGCTGCTGTAGCAGCTCCTGTGCCGCCATCGGCAATAGGGAGGGCTGATGCTAGGCTACCTGTAAGGTCAAGCGTTCCAGCGACCACCAAGGTATTGCCAGAGCCAACATTTAGGCCGACTGAAGTACCTGTGCCATCTGACGTGAAAAGAGCATCCAAGGTATCCAAGTCTGTGTTGAGCTTGGTTCCCCAGGTATCACGCGAAGCGCCGACCTCGGGCTTCGTCATGTTTAGGTTAGAGGTATAGGTATCTGCCATCGCTAAATCCTCATGCGTCCGTCCATGTTTGGGACGGGTCTATTTTAACCGACCAGGCTTGTTCAGTCACGCCCTGCGTTGTCCATGTTTCAGAAGCTATCGGATCAACAGACCAAGCGGCATCTGAAAGTGTTTCTGGTGACCAATCTTCTGGCAAGACTGCTTCTGGCTCCCACAAATAACGACCATTCGCAACAAAGCCTGAGAGCCCTGGCATATCGGCCTCGCAAGGCATTTTGCGGGTAGGCGTTGCTCCAGCAGAGCTTTCCGCCACAATGTTACTTACACCAACTATCGCCATAACGCTATATGCGCTACCGCCAGTAGTTGCCTCTATTTCTGCGATAACGCCTCGGAAACGGTCTGCAGCGCTCGTAGCGCCGCTTGTGGCGTCCATCTCTGCGTTTGCTAGTCTCACCTTCACTGCATCTGCAGAAGCGCCACTGGTGGTCGTTACAGAGGCTCCTGCAGGCTGTATGCGTGTTATGGTGGCCGATACTGAGCTAGATGCAGCAATCGTTACTGCGGCATCATTGATCCTAATTGCATCGGCGCTGGCACCAGATGTTGCAGCCATCGTGGCTTCAGCAAGCTCAGTGTTAGCTGCTGCTGCCGCTGTAGTAGAGGCGGTGATAACTTCTGCCTCAATAGCTTCAACGTGTATTGGTGTGGCTGATGCACCAGACGTTGCCGCCATATCGGCATCGGCTGGCTGTACTCTTGTGGCTGTGGCCGCAGCTCCTGACGTGGCCGCAATAGCGACAACGGCATCGATGATGAAATCCTCACCATAGACACCTTCACCATAGTCATAGACGCCGTAGGCGCGGCCCAGCGCCATATTAGTCGAGCGTTACAGTTAGCGCCGAGGTGTTAAACCGCAGAACGTCACCAGTATCGACTGCCTTAGAAGTTGTTAGGTTAGCATATGCCAGTAAGTTGCCAGCACTAGAAGCATCAAAGATACCGGCTGCAACTACCGTACCCCAGGAACCACCGGCTTCTGGAAACTCTACTGCTGCAGAGTTAGAAGCTGTCGCTGGAGATGTACCAGAAACCGAGAAAGTGACCGCAGTCCTCGCATAGTCTGTGCCGCTTACTTCTGTGCCACCACCAGTGTCAGTTGGTGCAACAGTGTAAAGGGCAACATACCAGGCAGTCGGACGAGTAGCCGAGCCTGATGTCAGAAGCCAATCAAGAACAAGATCTTCTGTGTAATCGGTAAATCCAGCCATTAATGCCTCCTAGTATGCCTGCCTGGTGCGAGTAATAAGTGGTCCTCCGCTATGTGCAGCAACATCACTTTCGTTCTGCATCGCAACCACACGAGTTCCATAAAATTGAGCAAATACTGGTATGCGCTGGTCGTCCATCAGGAACGGAGCAGCATGAGTTAGAGCGCCGTACAAATACGCATCTGGGGCTCTTTCCAGTAACCAGTTAGTTGTAGCACTGTCAGAGAGAGATGGGATCTTTTTGTAGTAGACCATCTCAATCTCTACATCATCACCAGGTGCAGGAACCAGCTCGATGGCGTCATCCATGATCGAGTAGTAAGTCACCTGGGTATAGAGTTGCTCTTTCTTAATCAGGTTAGCCTGATCGAGTGTAACGTAACGCAGTGGGCTGACACCGGAGACCATTTTTAGGCTGATAGCTTCAAGCCAATCGGAGGGAAGCTGCACAAATTCAGCAGAGCTTGTTGCTTCTGCTCGTACCACCTGATCACGCATCCGCAGTTGGTTGTTCAAGTCAACCTCAACAAACTGAATGAACATAGGGATCTGAGAAGTCAGATCATCCCTGTTCAGATAGTCTGCAATCTGAGCCTTCAGAGAAGCATAATCAGTGATGGTGGCCATCCTCTAGCCTTTCATCCAGTGAGTGCGAAACGGCAAAGCTTCATCAGAAGCCAGCCACCGTTTCATTGCGTTCTTGTCACGAAGAATACCACGATTTGATAAATCAAGATAGACGCTCATCGGAAGCCTTGCGACGCGCACCATATCGTTGGTGCGACCAGTACGAGAAACGTCATTTCTGATCTGCTCGTTCTCTTTCGCAAGGTCGGTAATGTCGGTCTGTGTCTCTAATACGATTTTATTGTCAGTGGTTATGTGCATACGCTGCAACGTCTTATCTGCTGCGTCATAGTCTAAGTTAAAAACCCCTGAAGCATACTCTTCTGCCAATGTCTCTCTCCTAAAGTGATGAGGGCGACCTAAGCCGCCCCCACCGATAACCTGACTTACGAAGTGGTCAAGTTGGCAATGACTGCGTGAGCCTTTTCAGTCTTCACGCGGAGGCCATATTCAACGACCAGCTCTTTCTTCGTGCTGTCACCAGTTTTGCCAATGTCGAGCGTCTGGAAAGGACGCAAGTAAGAGACAGAGGCGTATTCTGGATCAAGTACGAATGCGAAGTTCTCTGGCTGGAAGCGGTTAGCAACGATAGCCACCTCGCCGAAGTCGCTGAGATATACGTCAGCAGCAGCGATGATTTTGAGAGGCTTCACCTGGTTGTAGGTGACGCGCTGCTCTGCGAGACCAGCGAAGCCAGAAGCCACAGTTTTGTTGTGTGGTCCGACCATGAACACAGATACTTCGGAACCCTCTGACCAAGCTTCCTTGATCGCGGTTTTGAGCATGGTTTCTGTGAGATCCTGCGCAGCATTTGTTGGATCGAGATCGGTCCATGCAGCGTTAGGATAACCGTTTCCGCTAGAACCAGAAACTGTTGGTGCAGTTGCGCCGTTTGCTACAGCGTTGGTGCGGAGCCACGCAGGAAGACCTGCAGTGACGCGAGCCACAGAAGTAGAACCAGCATTCGCTGCTTGGTTAGCAGTGATTGTGGCTTCCATATCACGCTTCAGCTCTTTTGCCTTCTTTGCAGTTTCATAAGCAAGAAGCGAACGCATGCCTGCCATATTTACTGCTTGAGAAGTACCAGAAACACTAACAATCTTGTTAGAGATCTGAGCATAGTTTGCAGAGCGAACTGTTTCTACGAAATCAGCGTTGCCTGCATCGGCACCTTCGACCACTGCATTCGAGGAGGAAGCAGCCGCAAGAACGTCTGTCTGCCACTCGAAATAAGTGTTATCAGCAGTGTCGCGCCCAATGTTTGACATAAGTGGCGTGGTTGTTGGGGAGATGTCGTAAATTATATTCGACAGATCCTCACGCATGCTGTTAGCAGCATCGTAAGTAGTTGCTTTTGTTACAGAGGCCATCTAGCCCTCCTATTGATCTAATAGTCCAAAGAGACGGGCGGCGTCATCCACCGACCCAGTTTGTGAGAGACGCTGTTTCGCGCGTGTCACGTTAGTCTGTTGACGTGGTGAGCTGGCTGAAGATCCTGACCGCAATGGTTTCGGTCCTTTAGCCCGTCTGGGCTTTGGCCGGTTCGCCATTAGCTCGTCGTACTTCCGAGCCTTGTCCAAGACAAGTATTGCTCGGGGATCATAGGCTTGTGAAAGCTCGTCTGCGCTATAGCCAACTTTCTGGCCATACTCGACAAGCTTACCTCTAGCCTCTTGCCACGCTTTTGCGTCACGCCATTCAGGCACTTCTTTAGCCAGGTATTCACGACCTTGGTCAACAACCCTGGCCATGTTTTGGTTTTGCTCTTGTCGTTGCAATGCTGCAACACGTTCACGCTCTAGCTGCGTCGCCGCCATGCGTTCTTTGTGTTCCCGCCACTGCTTCTCGACGAGAGGAAAGTTAATCGGGTCTTCCTCATGCAATTTTGCCCAATCCGGCTCTTGTGGAACCATCGACTGCAGTTGATCCTGCAGTGCTTCAAGCAAAACGGCATACTGAGCCCGTTCCTGGCTTACTGAACCTTGCTCCTGCTCCAACGCAACGCGCTGGTCTCGAAGCTCGTTCATGTTGCGCGAATAATCCGATTGACGTTGGTAGCCTTGGATTGCTTCTTTTAACGGGATCTGCTCAGTCTTGCCGTTAATCTTAACGGTTACGAGCTGATCTTCATTAACTTCAGCTTCCTCTGCTTCACCTTCATCATCGACCTCATACTCGACCTCTTCGTCGTTTTCGGCTGCCACCTCAAGGGCGTCAGGGGTTTCCTCATCCAACTCAGTCTCATCGGTCTCGTACTCGGGTGCATCTGCCTCCTCGGCTTCAGCAGCAGCTTCAGGTTGCTCCGTCTCTGGGTTAGCTTCCGCGTCCATTAACGCCGCAAAACGGTTAGCTGCTTCATCTACACCGATTTCGCCGCCCGGCGATTGCTCAGTGTCCATAGGATCTACTCCATAAATTAGGCGCGTAAACGCCGGTTAAAAGCTGCGATACTGGGCTCTGCTGCTAATGCAGACAGTTCGCCCCGCAGCTCAGAAATCGCACGTACCATTCGATACGCATCTTCTCGCACGTCGGCTTGCTCTAAGCTCGACGTTTTCCATGCCTCTATATAACGCTGCTCTAATCGACGGAAAACCTGATTTGAGGCATCGTCGTTCTGGAGCGCCTTAGCGGCACGGTATAGGTTCTCTTGCTCCCAGGTAGACATTAGAACTGACCTGGCATCGGTGGCATTGGTGCCATTGGATCTTGGCTGAAGTCAGGCTGCATGGGCTGCATCTGCGCCTGAAGCTGTGCCTGCATTTCTGCTGCCATACGCTCACGGTCAGCCTGCAACGTAAACATCTGCTGCATTTCTGCACGCTGCCTGTCTACTTCACCTTTGATCGCTGCCACGTCGACCTGCGCACCATACCGTGCCTGGATCTCGGCAGAGCGAAGCATAACATCAGCAAACAGCTTATCGCGGTCATAGTCAGCATCAGCCTGTGCCTTGCGGGTTTCAAGCTCCTGCTTCTGCGATGCGATAAGGATGTCAGCTTTAATCTTTTCAGCTTCAACTTGAGCCAGCATTTCGGCTGGGTCAGGCTTACGGTTAGCTTGTTGCTGTTGCACAAATGCCTGCACACTTTCTGGTGTGACCTCTTGCACAAACTGCGAAGGATCAAGGAAGCCAGCAAGCTGAATAATCTGTGCCAATGTCGAACGATACTGCTCAACGCTCACCAACGGATTGTAGGCACCATATTGGCTCAACAGTTGCTCTTGCTTCTGTGCAATCTGTTGCAAGAACGCCATACGCTGTTCATCAGATCCACGACCCAGGGCAATGTTTACCGTCATGTCCATGCTGGCATCCCAACCACGGGGATCAACAGGCACAAACTGATTACGCAGGCGCATGATCATCGGCTTGTCTTGATGCTGGACAACCAGCTTCAGCAATCCTGAGAAGCAGCGCTTGATGCCGTCTGCAAACAATCGCGCGATCATCTCGACGCGCTCTTGAGAGGAGGAGAGTTGCGCCTGGACCGCAGCATTCGTTGTCGACTGCAGTACATCGGCATCAAGCCCCTGTGACGCCCTGGAGATGCCTGTACGCTGCGTCTTTATCTCGTCCAAGTAGGCAAGAACCCCAAGAGCAGGTTGGCCTACAAACGGCGTCGAGAACGGCTGTACGGCACCAGGTTGGCGCATACGAATAACGGCACCTGTTTCGT